TTCCGCACGGAGATTGAGACCGGAAAGACCATGAGCCGGATGGAGCTCACCGGCATCCTCCGCAAAAAGGCCAGGGCTGGGTCAGAGCGCGCCGCGGAGTTTCTCCTTAAGACGCAACACGGGTTCAAGGAGACGGCCGTCCACCAGATGATGGACCTGGACCTCAGTGACATGACTGAGGAGGAGCTGGCCGTCATGGAGAAGGCGCTCAAGAAAAAGATGGGCGTTTGATATGGCAAAATGCCCTATAGGGGCAAAAGCCATACGAAACCACAAAAAGGGGTTAAAATGCCCAAACCTCCTCCCGATTGGATCAAGAAAGCGGCCGCAATGCGCATCATAGAGGTCATTGTGGTGGATCACGACTATGCGGACGTGGAGATGGTCCGCCACCATTTGCGCGGACTCCGGCCTATGAGGTTTAAGACCAAGGCGCTCAGCCCGTGCATGGTGCGAATTGAGCGGTTGTCATAATGCGCTTGAGACCAACAAAAGGCTTTAACCCGTATGAGCTGGCCCTTCGCCAAGTCCAGGAGGCGCGGTCAAAACTGGCCATGAAGCGGGCTCTGGATGAGGCCAGGGCCAATGCAGAGGACGTGAAGGCCCGTTGCAAGAGCCTGGCTGGGTTTGTCCGTGAGTTCTGGCCTGTTTTGGAGCCGTCCACTGATCTCAAGTGGGGATGGGCTCTGGATGCCATCTGTGAGCACCTGGAGGCGGTGTCTGATGGGCGCATCAAGCGCCTGTTGATAAATGTCCCGCCTGGGATGATGAAATCTCTCATCGTGAGCGTGTTCTGGCCCGCCTGGGAGTGGGGTCAACTTAACCGGCCTCACCTCCGCATCATTGGCACATCATACGATGCGGACATTTCCGGCCGGGATGCGGACCGGATGCGGACGCTTATCAACAGCCCGCTCTATCAGACACTTTATCCACACGTCACTCTCCGCAAGGACAAGCGGAGCCGTTCAAACTTTGAAAACACCGCCATGGGCTTCCGTCAGGCTGTTGGCTTCACCAACATGACCGGCAAGCGCGGCAACCGCGTCATCATTGATGACCCGCACAAGGTGAAGGACAAAAAGGGCGAAACGGACAACGAGCGCAAAAATAAGGTTGCGACATTCAACACCGCCGTCCCCAGCCGCCTCAATGATCCTGTGACAGATGCCATTGTGGTCATTATGCAGCGCGTCCACGCGGAGGACGTGGCCGGGGAAATCATCAAGCGGTATCCCGACTATGTGCGCCTAATCCTACCGATGGAGTATGAGCCTAAGCGCCATTGCCGGACATCAATAGGATTCTCAGACCCCAGAACCAAAGCCGGTGAGCTCCTGTTCCCTGAGCGCTTCCCCCTGGAGGTGGTCATTGGATACAAAACTGCCCTAGGGTCCAACGCCTACGCCTCCCAGTATCAGCAAAGCCCATATCCGGCCGGTGGCGGCCTCATAAAGGGCAAATGGTTCAAGCCTTACGATGAGCTCCCCAGGCTCCGATACAGGGCCATATTCGCTGACACGGCTCAGAAAAAAGAGGAGCGCCACGATTACTCCGTGTTCGCGGTCTGGGGGATGGCCTATGACAGCAACCGGATGTATCTGATAGAGGTCCTCCGCGGCAAATGGGAAGCTCCTCAGCTCAAGCGCATTGCCATTGCTTATTGGCGAAAACACGCGGCGGAAAACCCATCCATATACGGACCTCTCCGCGGGATGTGGGTTGAGGACAAGGCCTCCGGGACTGGTCTCATCCAGGAAATCCGCCAAGAGGGCATGTTCCCCATCGTTGGGGTCCAGCGCAACCGCGATAAGGTCAGCCGCGTCAACGACGCATCCCCAACCATCGAGTCCGGCATGTGTTTCATTCCGATCAGCACGGAGGAAAATCCCGTGGAGTGGGTGGATGATTTCGTGGCGGAGCATGAGGCTTTCACAGACGATATGACCCATGCGCATGATGACCAGGTGGACACAACCTGTGACGCGGTTGTCCATCTTCCCCGCGCGTTGACCCTTGATGACGTGCTTTAATGCTTGCTAGCGTTATTTTACGCACTATATATGATGCGCAATATGACGATGGAGTTGCAAATGGCTGACAAGATTGCCGCGCTTTACGTGGAAAATGGAGGCTCTTATTATGGACTGCCTGACATTGACCCATGGGACGAAAAACGCGATGCGCGGAAATATGACGGTCCTTATCCAGTTGTGGCCCATCCTCCATGCCAACGTTGGGGAAAGCTCTGGGCTGGTCAGCCTCTACACATAAAAAAAACTGGTGAGCGCAAAATAAAAGGTGACGATGGCGGGTGTTTTGCCGCAGCGCTTACGGCGGTACGGCGGTACGGCGGTACGGCGGTACGGCGGTATCATTGAGCACCCTTGGGGGAGCCATGCGTGGGCTCACTTTGGCCTAAACAAGCCGTCACGTTCTGGTGGTTGGATAGTGGCCGATTTTCACGGCGGCTGGACATGCTGCGTTGAGCAAGGCCGATATGGTCATTACGCGCGCAAACCAACACTCCTATTGGCCTATCATGTAGATTTGCCGGAGTTGGACTGGGGAATTGGTGAGCCGCGCCTTGACCCAAAAATTGTTGAACGGATGGGTTTGGCCAGAGCTAAACGCTTGGGTGAAGTTGGGGGGCGTGGCGGTGGTACTGATAGCTCACCCAGAATAGGCACGCCAAAGCCGTTTAGAGATTTGCTCATTGCTATTGCGAAAACGGCTAAGGTTGATAACAAAACTGGCGACTGATACCCTTGGCCCCTCAGTGTCTTTGGCTTAGGGGCTCAAAATGTCGGTTAAACGGGGCGGAATCGTCCAAGCAATGACGGACGGGCTTGTCCAGCTCGCCCAAGGTCTGGGGGTCCCAGGCTTCGATAAGATGGCATCCGCCACCTATACTTTCGCTCCTATGGACCCCAGCCAGGCCACGGCGGCTTTCATGAGCTCCTGGTTGGCTAGGCGGATTGTGGAAATTCCCAGCCAGGATGCCACGATGAGGCCGCCGCGCCTCACGCTCAATGAGGACGTGGAGGACATGCCGGATGACAACGGCGCCCGCGCCACTGGACCTGACCTAGAGTCTGAGGCCAGCATGGATGAGACCAGCAACTCCGCCAGCGCGGTGACAGACCTGATGGTCAATGCCAATGTCCTCCAGGCGCTTTGCCGGGCTCATACCTGGGGGAGGCTCACGGGTGGCGGTGTGGCCATCATCGTGACGAAAAAGCCCAACGGAGATGCGGATGACCTCAAAGAACCGCTGGACGTGACCAAGCTGCAAAAGGACTCGTTCGCTCAGCTCCTGGTCACGGACCGCTATGCGATCTCCAAAAGCATCACCAAGGTTGAAAACCCAGCGGACAAGAATTTTGGCCAGTCCGACATGTTCACGGTCAACCGCCTGGACAATGTTGTGATCAACAGCACCTTTGAGGTCCACGTCTCCCGCATGATCATTTTCCGCGGCGTGAATGTCCCATCTTTGGTGGCCTCCGTGTTTGACGGCTGGGGTGATAGCGTCCTCAGCGCCACCATGGACAGCCTCAAGGCTAAAGATGCCGTTTCCGCCAACATTGCCAGAATGACGTTCGAGTCCAATGTGGACACCATGAAGGTCAAAGACCTGACCCTAAAGCTGGCCACTCCTGAGAGCACCAACAAATTCCTGGAGCGCATGTCCGCCGTCAATCTCATCAAGGGCAATAACCGGTTGCTCCTGATTGATGAGGGTGATGAGCTGGACCGCCACGCCTACACTTTCTCCGGCCTCAAGGATGTGGTGGAGTGCTTTTGTGCGGACGTGAGCGGCGCGGCCGAAATCTCCCAGGCCAAGCTCTTTGGACGGTCTCCATCGGGCCTTGGGAGCTCAGGCAATGCGGAGCTGACCATGGATGACACCCGAAACCTCCGCATCTGTGAGACCGATTTCCGCCCGGCTTACAACATCCTCTATCCGGTCCTGATACGCTCCGCGCTGGGAAGGGATGTGCCATTTAGTTTTGAGTTCCCCCCTCTCCGCGAAATGACCGAAAAGGAAGAGGCTGAGCTGGAAAAGGCCCGTGCGGATAGGGACAAGATTTACCGCGACATGGGGGCCATCGGTAAGGGCCTGGTAGCGCGTGAGCTCCAGGCCCGCGGGACATATCAGGCCATGACGGATGATGACGTGGAGGCGGTCCAGGAGATGGAGGCCATGTCAGAGGAGGCCGCCAAGGCCCTGATGGGCAATGCTCCTCCGGTTGACCCTGAGATGGGCAATGACCCAAACGCTGACCCAGCCGAAAACCAGGACCCAGAAAACGAAGGCGCGCAAAATGACCAGTGACCCCTCATGGCTGGGATGCCTGTGGAAAATTTCAGGACCGGGCAGGCCTGACAATAAGTCCAAGGATAAGCTCCGGCTGGAATTTGACACCGGAGCGGTCCTCTATGTTCCACCCGCAATCCTTCCTGATGACATGGAGTTTCCTCTGACCCAGGACGGCTCCCTCAAGTCACAGCCGGAGTGATGCCGTGGCGCTGATTGACGATCTCAAAAAGCGGTTTAAGCCGCGTGACGCCGCTCCTGTCCCTCTATCTGAGGTCCCTGAGACGCAATACGCCATCGCGCTCTTAAAGGTGGCCAAGGAAGCCCGCGACGTTATCAACAGGGTGGTGGTCTCTCAGCTTGAGCAAATATCCACAACCCAGGCCTGGTCCTCCATGCTGGAGGCGGTCATGAACAGGGCAACGGCTGAGATGGGGGTCAATATCAACCCGCTCCCCATCGCGGCCGAATGGGCCAACGTGGCTGTGGATGCGGCGGATAGGCGCTGGGTCCAGACTGTCCAAAGAGCTTTTGGCGTGGACATCAACGCCTTTCTGGACCCTCAAGATGTCCAGGCTATCCGGACCGGATACGTCAACAGCAACATCAAGCTCATCCGTTCCATTCCGGCAAAATATCTCGAATCAGTGGAGCAAATCGTCACCAACGGGGTGGCCCGTATGCAGGGGC